ATACTCTACTGTATGTAGCTAGAACTATAGGTGGTAACCTTGAGATACAAGATAGGTTAGACAGATGGATACATAGTGAAGGAGATACTGCTACCAATACAATCAAGCTTGCTATGAAGAAAGCATATGGAGCTAGAAGGTATGGTCTAACTAATAAGATGAACAAGGACGGTTACAAGATTACTGAGTGGTTGAAGTCTGAACGTGTACATGTAGGGTTCAAGATGGTTGACCTTATCATACAGAGTACAGGTATCATTAAGCTAGACACACAGCAGACTGAGAGGAGGAGACGTGCAACCTACGTTGTACCTACTCAAGATACACTTGATTGGATTGAAGCATTCAATGAGTACATGCAAGGCTCACGTCCAAGATACTTACCTTGTGTAATACCACCTAAAGATTGGACATCAATCAAGGGTGGAGGTTATCATGGACATGAGATAGATGAACTACCTATTGTAAGGAGAAAGTAATGAGCTTGAAGACACACTTAAGTAGACTAGCTGAACAAGATTTAACAGCTGAGTATGCCTGTCTCAATGCACTACAGCAGACTGAGTGGAGGATTAATCAGAACGTACTCAAAGTTATACGTCAGCTGTGGGATAATGGACAGGAGATAGGTAACCTACCTGCTAGGGATGACACACCTCTACCTAACTATCACTTCAGTAAAGAACCTAGTGAGATGAACGAGGAAGAGAAAGCTGTCTTTAGAATATGGTCACGTAAACGTGCTGAGATTTACTCAAACAATAATCGTAGTGTCAGTAAACGTATACAAGTTGAACGTACCTTACAGATAGCTGAACAGTTTGCCAAGTATGACAGGTTCTACTACGTATGGCAGAATGACTTCCGTTCACGTAAGTATGCAAGCAGTACATTCCTGTCACCTCAGTCAGCTGATTGGAGTAAGAGCTTACTAGAGTTTGGTTACTCTATGCCTATCAACAACTGGGATGATGCAAGGTGGTTGTGTATACATGGTGCAAACCTGTATGGTAATGATAAGATAACGTTAGACAAACGTGAAGCATGGGCATGGGAGTATGTCAATGAGGCACATAGGATAGCAGACAATCCCTATGATAACCAAGCTTGGCTTGATGCAGACAAACCATTCCAGTTCCTAGCTTGGTGTTATGAGATGTCAGCCCTAGCTAAACTGGGTTGGGGTTACCATACTAGGTTACCTGTCTCAGCAGATGGTAGTTGCAACGGATTACAGCACCTCTCAGCTATACTAAGAGATGAGCTAGGGGGTGTAGCTACTAACCTAGTACCTTCTGCTGTACCACAGGATATATACACACAGGTAGCAGAGCAAGCTACTAGCATTATCAAGCAAGATGATACAGAACTAGCTAGAAAATGTTTAGAGTTTGGTATAGATAGGAAGTTAGCTAAGAGACCTGTGATGATTGTTCCTTACTCAGGTACTAAACATGCTTGTCGTACCTACATAGAAGAGGCTATCAAAGACCAGATAAAGGAAGGTAAACCTAATGTCTTTGGTGATGACCTATTCAATGTAACACACTACCTAGCAGGTCACATATGGGACAGCATTAGTGGTGTGATTGTATCAGCACGTAAGGTGATGGACTATGTTAAGAGTGTTGGAGATGTCTACTCTAGCATGAACAAACATATGGAGTGGGTCACACCTACAGGTTGGATTGTTATGCAACAGTACAACGAGCTACAACAGAAGAGGATAAAGACACACATCAATGGTGAAGTAGTATCTCTATCCTTTCCTAAAGATAAGTTAGACACAGTTAATAAGCAGAGGACAGGGTTAGGTAGTAGTCCTAACTTCATCCATAGTTTAGATGCCTCTGCTATGACACGTACTATTAACGAAGCTACTAAGGTAGGTATTGTAGACTTTGCTATGGTACATGACAGCTATGGTACACATAGTAGCATGATGCCACAGTTATCTGAGATACTACGTGAACAGTTCGTTAGTATGTATGAAGAGCATGATGTTCTTGATGAACTCAGGACTCATGCAATCAAGACTCTAGGTACTGAGGATGTTCCTCTGCCACCAAGTAAAGGTAACCTAGATATCCGTAACGTATTGAAATCAGACTATTTCTTTGCTTGATTTCTAAAGTTACAACCTAGCCAGATGGCAAAACAAATAGCAATAAGGAGTTATTATATGCTAGTAATAAAAGGAAAGTCCCAATGGGCAAAAGTCTTTGAACCTGATACAAGGTTTGTAGATGACGGAGAATATTCTTCTTCAGTAATAGTACCTGAAGCAGAAGCAGCTCAAGTTTGTGAACAACTTGAAGGACTCATTGATGAAGAGTACAACAAGCTTGTCAAGGAGAAGCCACAACTCAAGGCAACCCTGTCCAAACGTGCAGTAACTGACCCAGACGTAGACCAGAATGGTAATGAAACAGGTAACGTTGTATTCAAAACCAAACTCAAAGCTAAGATAAGGTCTAAGACAGGTCAAACTTATACTCAAAAGGTCAACGTTGTTGATGCTAAACGTAACCCAATGTCAGGTGACCAGTTGATAGGCAATGGCTCACTAGTTAAGATAGCTGTTGAACCTGTGACTTACTACATGGCAAGCAGTAAGCAAGTAGGTGTATCTCTTAGACTGAAAGCTATGCAGGTCATTGACTTGGTTGAACATGGTATACCTTCTACTGCTTCCCTCTTTGAAGAAGAAGATGGATTCGTAGCCAAAGCTATAGAGAAAGATAACTCTACAATCTTTGACGATGTGGATACTGAAGGTACAGCTGATGACGAAGGGGACTTTTGAGGCAAGGGTCATTGCAGACCTAGTAGCACGTGACATTCCACATGTGTATGAGCCTGATAAGATGGCATACTTTGTGGAACGTCACTATGTTCCTGACTTAAAGATAGGCAAGATGATAGTGGAGCTTAAAGGATACTTCAGACAAGACAGTCAACGTAAGATGAAGGCTGTCAAGGCACAGTACCCTGACTTAGATATACGATTTGTATTTCAAAAGGCAAGCTCCACTATACAAGGAGCTAAGAAAAGAAAGGATGGTTCTAAGATGACCTGTCAAGAATGGGCTGACCGTAATGGTTTTACATGGGCAGAAGAAACAATACCAAAGGAGTGGTTATGAAAAAATATACAATAGTAAATAATGTAGTTTATCAAGTTGATAATATTAAAGGCAAGTACATGATGGTTGAATACATTGAAGGTGAAGATATGAAAGATGCTATGTATCGTCACTGGCAAAAGGTATGGGATGAAGGATATGAAGTAGAAGATGTTATTATCTTTGAGGGTGAACATTCTTTTAAACAAACTTCAGACTTTAATGGACTGACTGAACAACAAACAGAGTTGGTATAATGAGTGTGATAGATGTTAAAGACATGATTGAAACTGATGTAGACTTACAAGCAGAGTTTACTAAGCAAGGTCTAAGTGTGTCTGTCATCATAGGTGATGAGGAGATAGAACATACATCTACTTATGAGGACATGGCTATTGATATGGTAGGTGACTCTGAGAAGTATGACAACGAGACACTTAAGAAGATAGCTCAAAGTTTAGATTACATGTCTAAGTTTATAAAGGAGTCAATAGGTAAGGATGGATAACGGTGAGTTCATAAGACATGAAGAGTGTCCTCACTGTGGCAGTAGTGATGCCAATGCTTTGTATAGTACAGGCAAACACTACTGCTTTTCTTGTCAGGTAATGACATACCCAGACGATAACAAAGGAGTGATAGCAGTGACTACACAGAAGAGTAACTTTGCCTTCCTACCTATTGAGGTACAGGCACTAAACAAAAGGAAGATAACTGAGAAGACAGCTAGACATTGGCAGTATGGTGTATCAACTTACAAAGGTAAGAAGGTACATGTAGCTAACTACTACGACAGAGAAGGTACACTCCAAGCACAGAAGATAAGGTTTCCTAACAAGGACTTCCTTGCTTTAGGTGACATGAAGAAGGTTGGACTGTATGGTGAACACCTCTGTCGTGATGGTGGTAAGATGATTACCATTGTTGAAGGAGAGCTAGATGCCTTGTCACTTAGTCAAGTGTTTGAGAACAAGTGGTCAGTTGTCTCTGTTCCTGCAGGTGCAGACTCAGCTAAGAAAGCTGTATCTAAATCTCTTGAGTGGTTATGCAACTATGACTCTATTGTTATTATGTTTGACAATGATGAGCATGGTCAGAAAGCAGCAAAGGAAGTAGCCAGTATACTACCACCTAGTAAAGCTAAGATAGCCAAGCTCCCTCTCAAAGATGCTAGTGATATGGTACAAGCAGGAAGAGTAGCTGAACTTATTGATGCTGTATGGGCAGCTAAGACCTACAGACCTGATGGTATCATAGCAGGTACAGATGTATGGGAACTAATCAGTGCTGAAGATGACAAACATTCTGTCTCTTATCCTTATGCAGGTATACAAGAGAAGACAGGTGGTTGTCGTAAGGGTGAGATTGTAACACTCACTGCAGGTAGTGGTATAGGTAAGTCACAACTAGCTAGAGAGTTTGCACACTCCTTCATCATGCAAGGTCAGGTCATAGGTTATATAGCATTGGAAGAGA